GCACGCCGGAAACTCTGACGTACTCTGCTTCGAATATGACCCCTAATCTGGATACTCCATGTAGTACCATCATCCCCTGCATAAGTTGGTTCATAGCGCGAGGAGCACCATACCTATTCATTATTTCCACCTCTTTGTTCGCCATCTTTGCATCTTGATTACCATCGTAGTTCTTAAAGTCTATGTTGACATTGTGGGTGAACTGATCACGTGATATACATTCAGATAACACCTTGTTGTACTTCCCTGGAGCATACACGATGTCGTGGCTAGTATTCCAGGCTCGCTTGAGGACGCCTGTAAATTGCTTTATGAATGGTGCAACTATTAAAACGAATCTTGGGTGGCAGCCCAGTATTTGCCTAGGGCTTTTATCTTCGTCTTTGAGCACTGTTTCCAACTTGACGTCAGCTTCTAACTTTGTCCATTCATGAATTTGTTTCATCGTCAAGCGAGAATGGCATGTGACGCCTTCTCTTCTCATTTCCTGCAACTCCTCCCTGAGAACGGCTTTCACCTCCACTCTTGAATTGCAGTTGTCTATCCACTCTGACACATAGGCAAACCACTCATCAGGGTCTATAGGGACTTGTATTTTAAATGGGCGCCCTACTAATTCCACCCAATTGGCCATGACCCAATCTAAGAATTCATCGCGATCTTCGGGTTTGTGTTCCGCAGGCTTTGAGAAGGTTCGTTTCTCCAAAGCCTTAACCATGTTGAATTGGTTCTTAGCGAAAATCGTGGGTTCGTAACCCTCGAATCCTATGCCGGTACACATAGCAGCTTTTTCATTGACTGCGTCATTAGCCTTGTCTGTTTCGAACAACCTATACGCACCTGTGGGACGTTGTTCCGTTCTCGGACAGGTGGAGTTAATACTTGTTAACGTTGAGTGTGTTATTAGTGGTGGGCTTTTGACGAACAATCCCTTCATTCTCAGTGCTACTCTGAATGCACAGAAGGCAGCTACTGATGAACACACTAATGGTATGGCTACTGTGGTGATTAAACCCACGGCCGATACAGCTCCTACTCCTAAAGCTATGCTCCCAGCATGCGCAAGTGCTGCTAATGGAGCAAAGACTGAGAAACCTGTCAAAAACGAAGCTACTTTCGACCAATTGTAATGTCTGCGCGACAAAACATTGCCCAACACTCTATTATGCACATCACTCCTCTCTTTGTCAAAATTAACCCACGCTATATATGGTGCATACAAAACAGCATGGTGTTGGGCTATAGGATCCGGGAAGTCTATTAACCTACTCAAGTTCCTGGCATATGCCTGAGCCTTTAAGAATGAAGCATGACTTCTGGTTGAAACGTCTAAGAAGCATGCAATTGCTTCCACCATTCCATAAGGTAATTTGATTGTTGTAGGAATTGTAGAATCGTCAAGTTCCTGGTCGACGAGTACGCCCCATGAGTCTCTGATGAACTTGTCATTAGTAGTGGTGCTCTCAAGGCCATATAGTTCAAGAGTCGGAACTGTGTACTCAACTTCTTTGACTCTGAGTAGACGAGCGGCGTTATTTTCAAACATGGTGGGTCCTGGCACTCGAAATGCCTGAACCTGTAATGGTCGTGGATCTTTAAATCCTTCTATTGTGGTAGTGTTTGGCACCAGGCCCTGTTTGAGTTTGACTGTGTGTGGTAATTGGTACGCATCCTTGCATTCATCGACTTTCTTGCCCAGAGCTTCTTCCTCGGCCTCCCTTTTGATGGAGTTGAAAACATTCCCGAGTATACCCTCAGGCAATTTCTCCATACCCATGTCTAATAATGGGGTTGTGTGCTCCACGACCTTGGTCATATACTTTGGCGTCTTGAGTAAAGCATTAATCTTCCTTTGTAAGTCAATAGCTTGTTCGTCATCCTTCGTGTGCTCATCAACCATTCTAGCTGAACGCATCGCCACTGCGTCCAGATTATCCTTAGCCACTTCAGATCTGGGTCTATCATCGTCCGACTCAGATCCGCTCTCGCTGCACGAATCATCAGATGCCATTGGTAGTGATTGTAAGGCTTTGCAGTAGTGCAGAAATTTACACCTATTACCATAAGGACAATTACCTGTTAAAGAGTAAAAGTCGCACAATTCCGTGGGAATGGGTGCGGCAGCCTCTTCCTTCGTAGGGGATGTTATCTTAGGTGGTAAATGTTGGGGAGTCTCAATTGGCCCTCTGTTCTTCTTCTTGAGCTTGTTTTCCCTTTTTGCAGCCTTTCTTTGTTGATCATTTTTCTCAACCTGGGCTACAGCTTCTTTCGCTATGTCTTTAGCACTAGCGAACTTCACTTTCTTGGATGTGGCGTGCTGAGCTATAGCACGCATTTTTGAAGGCAATGTAACTTTTTCCAGTGCCTTTGGGTGCGACAGCACATCTTGCTCTTTCCTCAACCACTTCCTCTTCTTCTTGGCAGCTTCTGTTTTTATCTGCTCAATTGAAGGTATGTAGTTAGTACTAGGTGATGGTTGTGGCAACGGAGAATGTGCACTTGCTTCCTTGGTGAGTGGGTAGAATGGATTTTGCCTCACTACATCTAAAGGTCGAGTGACTGTGCTAACCTCCGGGTGATCATCCCCGTTGGTAGCGTCACTAGTGTACTTCTCCTCTCCCTCCTCCGAATTATGTGTTGATAACAATGAATATGATACAATAGGTATTATAGAATTTATACTTTGAACGTTATTGAACAA